GACGAATATGCTAGAGACACTAAAACAGCAGCAGACTATCTAAGCACTGTTGGAGAGCTGGGAGGAGGCTTGGCAGGCGCTTACTACGGCGCTGCTGTTGGTACGGCTATCATGCCTGTTGTTGGTACAGCTATTGGCGGTTTGATTGGAGGTGCGACAGGAACTTTACTAGGTTCTGTGGCTGGTGAAGTTACTGAAGCAGCTCTTGAAGGACGGAAATTAGACGGCCAAGCAGTAGGGGAACAAGCCTTTGGAGCCGCTGGCACTGATCTAGTATTCAGTGCTGGTTTGGGAGTTATAGGCAAAGGTTTAGGAATGATTGTCAAGCCTATTTATAACTTGGTTAGAACAACACCAACACCTACGTTTATAGAAACTGCTGTTCAGAAAGCTGCTTTAGATGTTAAAAATGGTATTTCTACTGTAGAAGAGGCTGCTGCGAAATATGGCCTTCCTCCTGACTCTTTGTCTAAATTTGAACAAGAACTTTTAAAGAATGAAGACGAAATCCTCAGAGCTGCTTCTTTGAATGAAAAGCTTATGCAGAGAGGAGGGCAGCTTCTTCCTACTCAAATTCCAACAAATACAAAAGGAATCTTATCACAAGAAGTTGCACAAGCGTCTTTGGTTTTAAGCAGAGAAATTGATCAAACATTAGACATTCAAAATAAATATATTCAAGAATCTTTTAATGAGATTTTAGATAGCACAGCAACTCTTACTAGGGAAGAAACAGGTAAGGCTATAAAAGCGTTAGCCAAGGACACAGAAACAGCTTTAAAGGAAACTGTAGCTCCTTTGTATAAGGAAATAGATAAGAGGGGTAACATCTATGTAAGCACTATTGATGTTATGCAGAAAGCTAATGATTTTTCTAAAGGCTTGGGAAGAGCAGCAGATGCTTCTGTACGAAAGGCTAAACAGTCAATTGCTAAACTTCCTATGTTTCCTAAACCAAAAGAGGCGGCTGTTCAGATAGCGAGATTACAAAAAGACATGGAGTCTCTTCGCAGAGTAGAAGGCGCTGGTAATGCTGTAGCAATGCTAAGTCAGGCTATTAAAGGATTAGAAAAGAAATTAACTGGCCCTCAGTTTGTTAGCACAGCAGGCGCTAAAAAAGACGCAACAAACGCTTTAAACACTTTGATAAACAAGTATGGTCAGACAGGTATCAAAGGAACGTACGCTCAGAAGGCTAAAGATATTTTAGAAATGCGAGATAAGATGTCTTTTTCTGAAGCGCATGAAGAACTGTCTAATTTAAAAAGCTTGCTTAGAGACATGAATACAGACTTAGGCGCTAAAGACTCTCAGGCAGTGCGTTTAATGAGTAATGCTGTTAAAAGTTTAGAAGATTCTATGAAGAAAACAGCTTCCACATTTGATCCATCTTTGAAACAACTCTACAAAGACACTTCTAAAATGTATAAAGAAGGTGTTGATGTTATTAACGGTGCTTGGATTGTTAAAAGTTTAAACAAAGACAACGCCGCTAAGATTGGAGAGGACTTGGTTAAAGCTGGTGAGCAGGTAGGTGTTGATTCTGTCAGAGCTTTGATAGCAAAAGCAAAACAACTAGATAGTAAGAACCAAGGTGCTGGTATTCTCAAGAGCATGGAGTCTACTTATTTAAACACATTGTTTTCTCAGAGAACAGCAAGAGAGTCAGAACAGTTTGCTAAGAAAATGCTCCAAAAGCCGTTTAGAGACACTTTCAACGCAATTGTTGAACCAGCAATGGCTAAACAACTGGATAGCTTGGCTAAAGAAGTTACGCTGCTTCAGAAAGGACTAGGAGGCGCTGAGTCAGCAGCTACGTTATCAATAAGATCGCGTGAGATTGGCGCAGCAACTGACTTCAGTATAGCTAAGACGGCTGTGTTTGCTACTCTTGGTAACGTAGTTAGAAAGAACCTATCAGCAGAAGCAATAAAAGATAACATTAAAACTGTACAAGAAATCAACGCTCGTTTAAAAGCTGGTACAACTCTACCGCCAAGCTTAATTGAACGGTTTGTAAACAACTCAGGTCTTGTTGGCATTCAAGCTGGACAGGTTACAAACGCTTTATACAACATGTAAGCAACAAAAAAGCCCTATAGAACACTCTATAGGGCTTTTGTTTCATACAATGTACAATGTTAATTATAAGCTACACTATCTCACAAGCTCCACCAACACACGCCAACTCTTGAGACCCTGTTGTATTATCTTCTTCTTCAAAGTACTTCAGGTCTTCCCAGTCAATATCTACAGGCATAGCCGCTAGTAGTTCCTTGTACTTCTCAGCAGTGATGTCTTCATACGGAGCTTGCTGATAAATATGATCACTCACTGGCAACAAGCTAATACCACTACAGATGTCAAAGTTCTCCCATATCCACTGTGCTACTTGCAAGAACTCGCTGTCCGTATAGTACACAGTAATACTTGGCTTATGTTCACACCAGAAGTTCTGATAGTCCTTCCATAGCTGTAGCTGCTGCATAGCGCCTACTTGCTTAACTGTTGTACCACCCTTCGGTGCTTTAACAGGGAAGCCAAACACTAGAGACGCTTCACTCATCACATCTTGTTCTACTGGGAAACCCTTTGCTGACATAAACGCTGCAAGAGGGTCTTTCTTGTCTGAACGAACCCTGCGAATGTAATGCTCAGAAAAGCGAGGGTGAATGCCAGAAGCAGAATCGACAAGCTGAGAAACAGTACCACTTGGCTTAACGCATGTAATAGCAGCAGACTGATTGATGCCAAGTTTAACAGCCCACTTCTTGTTAGTTGCCACAGCCACATCTCGTATCTCCTCCAACCACTTAGACAAGTCTGGAGAGCTTTTACCTAATAGATAATGATCCATAATACCTGTCATGCTAACGCCCAGCAGAGCTTCTTCTTCTGTGTTCTTCTTCCAGCAGCTACGCAGGTAACGGAAGTCTGTCAGAGTGGCTTGTAACGTGCCTATGATCGCTGCTACTTCTGCCTTAGCCTTCAGTGTGTCCAGCGTGTCTTCTGCGCGTACAACGATCTCTGAGAGGTTACAGAACTGGTTAGAGCGCAGAATGATCTCAGAGCAAGGGTTAGTGCCAAAGTCTTGGTCAGCGTCTCTACGTCCATTACGGGCTGCAATGTTCTTAGCTGCTACGCGGCTGAAGATACCACGCTCACCTGCTTTGCTTTCATACATGCTCTGCATCTCTGACAAGAACGATTCAAAGTCTGGCTTCTCTGTGTAGGCTACAGAGTTGTTAGCAAGTCTACGCTGCCCTTCTGTGTCCCACCAGTTGCCATATTTAGCTTTCGCCATACGCGGGTCTGACAAGTTAGACAAGCTAATCAATGCTGATCTACGTACACCACCTACCACTACAATGTCTGCTATTTTACAGCAGATGTCGTGACACTCGATGCTCGTGAGCTTACGTCCTGCGGCCTTCTGGAACATGCCAACACAGAAATTGAACAGATCAATCAGCGGATCAGGGCCGCTTGCACGTCCACCAAAAGTCTTCAGTCGAGCGCCAGCAGGTCTAATCTTGTGCATGTCCCACTTAGGGATTTTACCAGCATACAACAGGCTGATTAGTTCACGGAACGCTGAAGCCCAGCCAATCTTGCTGTCGCTTACGACAATAACGCTGTCTGTTGGGTGGAATGTCTCAGCCACTACAGGGAGCTTGTTAATGAAGTTACGCTCTACGCTGAAGCCTACGCCTGTACCGCACATAAGAACGTACATAAGCTCGTCAAAGCTACGCGGTGAGTCAATATGTAAATAACTACAATTGAAGCCTGCTACGTTGTCCTTAGCCAGTGCTGGCCCTGCTGTCATCATACAGCGCATAGACGGCATAACATCTAAGTTGTGGATAGCGTTAAAAAGCTTTAGGGCTGTCTTGTCGTCTAGCTGTCCGCGATCAACCCAGAAGTTTACATAGCGGTTGACTGTTTCGTCCCAGCGCTCACGGCGTTTCTCTTCTGGCAACCAACGTGCATAGCGGCTCTTGTGTATAAACTGTTGGTACTGATCCATTATTTATTCTCCTCTATAACCATCTCTGTCAATTTGTTTAAGTACCAACCAGCTTTCTTTAAGTCTTCTACCTGCTTGCCTTTGTAGTCATAGCGCCACAGGTACTTCATGCAGTTGCCTTTGAGATAGCCTTTGAATGCAACACTGGACATGGACTCCTCTATTGCATCAATACACTCTATGTTGCCTGTGTTGTAATGACGCGGTGCTGTCACCATGTCTTCAGCTTCTTTCTCTGCTTCTGCTGCGTAGCTATTTAGTGCGTTTGTTAGCAAGTTGTTCTCAATAGGCGAATGCTTCTTACGTAGTGCGTCCCACATTTCTGGTGTTGTTGAGTTAATGCTCATCTTCAAAATCCTCTACTAATTCATAAAAATTATCGTTTATTCTATCTGAAAAAGCTGCAACTATTTCCTTAGATGTTAGCTCCAGTATCTCTACTAACGTAATCTCGTCCAACTGTTCCATTCTATCTAGCAGCTCATAATAAGTCAATGACATTGCTAATCTCCGTAGCGTTGTTGCAGATAGTTTATACTAACTGGTAACTCGTCACAACCTCCGTTGGCTACTTCATTCAACATCCAGATACCTGCCCAGCTTCCGTTGGTCTGTGGTGTCAAGTAGTCTTCGTCGTGTCTGTAGTAGATGCCAGCAAACAAACCAAGCATGTTAGTACCGTCTGCTTTGCGTCCGTAGGCTATGTCTCTATCTTGGACGTGTCCCATAACACAGCTCATATACTTCTTAGTCAACATCAGCTTGGCGCTGCTGACAGGCCTGCCCATGACACCGCTGGTGAAGTAGTGGCAATAGGCTATACCGTCAATAACCACTGGCTGTAGAAACGGTATAACTTCCCAGCCCATCTCTTCAAGCTTCAGGTCTTCAAACTTCAACAGACCGTCTAGCTTTGGGTCAGACTCTACAGCGCGTGTTATTCGGTTCTCGTGGTTGCCTAGTGTAAACACCATACGAGGGTTCCACTGCTTCCACTTGTTATGCTTCAGACGTGCCTGCTCAGTTCGTATAGGCTCTAAAAAGGCTTCCATGCCTGCTATACCTGCTTCGATGTCTTTGATGTACCGTCTACCTTCAAAGCTTTTCTTGCCTACGTCATAGCTGCTGAGGCTAGGCATGTCCCAATGATCGCCAATGTGAATAATAACTTCTGGCTTCTTCTCTGCTGCGTACTGACCAGCCCAACGAAGATGATCGACAGACTGGTCTGGCTTTACTTGTGTGTCTGGTATCAATAAATGTTTAGTCATTACTCGTCTCCGTCATAGTAATACTGAGCAAAAGACATTTTTTCACCCCATCTGTTTATTTTCTTAATTGTGTTCTTTTTTATGGAATGTCCTTCTTCGTTTAACTCAAAAACTCTAGCAGCTAGTCTAGTAATACCTAGCTCTGTAAACGCTTCAAAAGATGTTAAAGTTTTTCCTTCTTTTAAATAATCTAATACTCTAGTTGCTTGTGTCATTTCTTTTTCCTTCTTAGTCGTTCTGCCGCTGTCTTTTCAGCATGGCATTTGTAACACAGCACTTGATAACCATCTATCTCTAAGAACATCCTGTTGATGTAAGTG